GATTATTTGGAGTTGCCCAAGTCGGAGCTGTAGCAATACTTTGAATTACTAAGCCTCTTATAGTTTCTCCTACTCTCATAAGTGCGGGTTTCCCTTTTATACTTCCTTTTGCAACATCAGCCACAGCTGTTTTTATTAAGTTGCCTATATATTCTTTATTACTATCCAAAGCATTTCTCATGAATGGACGAGCAGGTATGCTAGAAGTTCCAAACTCATTATATATTGCATATTCAAGTATACTTGTTTTTCCATCTTCTCCTGTTAAGCTTTTATCAATAGCTAATATTCCAATTTCTACAGTATGTTTACTTAAATATCCCATTTCTTGGCAAATTTCTACAATTGTCATATTTCTATAACTCCAAATAAGTCCCTTACTCCTCTTATAAAGTTGTCAGATTGTTCTATTTTATTTAAAAAAGTATAATTTATCCCTCTTATCCCATAGCTCTTTAATCCTTCAGCATTAGAAAGTTCTTCCTTTATGGTTGAGCAGATGAACATTAATAGATTTTCAGGTAATTCATCATAGCCCGCTATATATTCTATTTCTACATAAGAATCTGTTGTTATAATTTCATCAAATATTACTTTTCTATTTACAAAACTAAAAGGGAGCTTTTTACATCCACTTTTAGCGTTCAATACCCTTTCAATTTTCTTTCTAGGTAAGAATACATACTTTTTATTAAGTCCACTAACTAAACTTGTTATTTGTCCTTTTACAAGCTCATAACCTAAAATTACTTCTATTTTTTTTATTGTTGCATTTATATAAAAATTTAGAAGCTTTTCATCTTCTATTCCTGTAAGAGTTTTAGCTATATTTAAGTCATATCCTAATTCTTTATCCATCATTTACTCCTATTTTTAGCTCCTGATATAAAAATACCAGGAGCTTTTTTACTAGGCTTTCTTTACTACTTTTACAAAATATTCAGGAAGTTGTACTCCAACACCTACACCTTTTTCCATGTAATATTTAGTTAGCCCTTTTGATGTTATTTGGTCTTCTAGTTTCATAGTCATTTTTGGATTTTCTAGCCCTAAAATTCCTTCTCTAATATTCCCAAAAACCATAACTGGATCTGTTGTTGCAACTGCATCTTTTAATATTTTTAGTCCTGAGCCTTCTGATTCAATCAATTCAACAGGTCTTGACATTAATGTTCTTGTATTTCCTGTGTTCAAATCTGTTATGTAAAAATCTTTGTTAGTATTTTTTAACTTACTAATTTGTTGCCAAGTTTCTCTTCTTATATACCATTTTGCTTCTCTTGCAATATCAGTTTGCACCGAGTAGTAAATATCTATTATACTTTCTATAAATTTTGCATCATCAGATGTATCAATTTCTTGTTGATTTGTTACAGCTACATCTTTTAAAATTCCTAATGGCATATTTGTACCACTTCCATTGAAAACAGCATCTGCCAATCTTAAACCAAGTGCGTATTCTACTCTTTTTAATAAAAATGTTGCGTAACCAACATAGTTAGTTGCTAAAAGTTTATTTGTGATAACTGGCAAAGCATATAACTGAAAAATATTTACAGTTATATTTTCAATTTTTGCTACAGCAGTATCTTTTCTTTCTTCAATTTCTCCTACCCAACCTGTTTCGGGTAACCCAGCCATTTCTCTTGGAATTGTTACGCCTCCATCATCAGTGCTAATAAATGTTATATCTTTTAAAACTGGATTGGAATCTTGTATTCTTTCTAAAATTTTTCTTACTATTGTTGTTGTTACTATTGCTTTTCCTGTTGAAGAACCTGTTTTCCCGTCTCCAACTGTCATATCTTTAAATTCTAATTTGCTGTCTTCATTAAAGATAATTTCATTTTTTTGTCCATTATCTTTAACATTTAATAGCATTGCTTTAAATTGTGCTGCATCGTCTACTTCTTCTTCAGTTGCTTTAAAATCTGCTTTTAATCCTTTAATAACTTCATTAAATTCATTCATTTGTTTTTCAATTTCTGCTTTGAATTCACCATTTAATTCAGTTTTTATTTCTTCAAACTTCAAATTAATTTCATTGAATTTAACAGGTAAATTTTTAATTTCTTCAGGTGTTCCTGCTTCTAATAACTCAGTTTTAAAGTTTGCTAATAATTCAGCCATTAATAATTTTAATTGTTCCTTATCCATTTGTTCTATTCCTCCATTTTCTTTATTAAAAACTCTTGTTACTTTACTTCCTTTTACGGCACCTTTAGGTGTTAAACTTCCTTCATGAGCTTCAAATTTATTTATATCTATATAATATTTACCATTTTCACTATATTCTTTATAATCTACAATATTTCCACCCACTGACATTTCAAAAGGTAGCTTCATTTCTTTCATGAGTGAATATAATTTTACAGCTTCAGGATTTATATAATTACCATTATCATCTTTTGATAAATGGAATTCTCCCATAACTTCAAACCCTTTTTCTGTTTCTTCTCCTACCAATTTCCCAACTGGTAAAAGTTCACCATAATGATTGTATAAAAGAAGTAAAGTCTTCCCATTATTTCCTTGCATACTTCCCTTTTTAAATCTGTAAACACCCTTTGCAAGACTATCATTTTGCATGTTTACAAGTATTCCTGTAAATTTCCCAGGTTCTCCTTCTTCTTCCTTAAACTTTTCAATTTCACAAGTAAAATTTAAAGTTTCATCAGAAAAAGTAATTCTTTTTTTTATCTTTTTCTTTGACATACCTACTCCTTTTATCTAAAAATAATTAAACAACTGCATCTCACAATTTCAGAAATTGGTAAAGTATCTTGATGTGGGTAGTCTGCTTCCACACCATTTTTTAACTTCCACTTATAATTTATATCAACCCATTTATTACTTATAGCTTTATGGTGTGGTCTGTATGTTTTTTTCCCACCAACATGTATCCAGCATTTTTCTTTCATCACATTCTTGGCAGTTTCATAACTTGTTGTATTAATGCTCTTACTTGTCTCAGTTCTTGCTATTGTGCTAGCCCTTTGTTCTGTCATTCCATTTATATTTTTTACCAGTTCTTTTACCATGTCATTATGTGACAAGCCTTCTTCTTGTCCTGTTGTAATTATCTTATTTAAAATATTTTTTGTTGTTGCTGTCATTTTAGTTGCTTGTTTTCCAGCATTTTTTGTATTCCAATTTTTTAAAAAATAATCTCTAATACCTTTTATAGTTTTAGGTTTTATTACTTTTTTGTAGATGTTTTGAAAGCCCTTAAAAGTCTCCTCGAATGTATATAGATAAATTACTTCAAGTCCACTTTTAAACTTTTTCAAAAGCCATTCATAATCAATATTTATTATCATTTTTACATCATAAGATTTTGAATTATCTGCAATTACTTTATCTCTTAGTTCAATGAATATTTTTTCTATAATTTTCTTATTCCTTGCACTGAGTCTTCTTTCTAGTGCTTTAATTGCCTTTATTTTTTGAACTTCCTTTTTCATACATCCTCAGCCTTTTCGCCTTCTGTCGTTGTTGGTTCTGTAATTTCTTCGAGTGTCATATCTCCACCATTTATAAGTAAGACATCCCCGCCTTTTAGTTGCTCCAAACTTAAATCAGTAAGTTCTGATATAATCCTTCTATATTCATTTATAGTTACTCTATTTTTAATAGGTTCCAACTTTTGAATAATATCCGCTATATCATCTTTTAATTCATCTGCTCCAGATAAGTCATAGTCTATGTACTCACCATTTTTTAAATAATCACTTAATAAGTAATTAAGCCAATTTTTTAAATTATTAAAGAATGGAATTACAGCTTCTCTATACAACTCTTTTTTAGCTTGTTTTCTGTTTTGATAAGTTGAATCACCACCACCAACTAATTCAATTGGAACATCTGCAGCTATAGCTGCTCTTTCATGTGCTTTTTGTTCTGCCACACTCCAGTCCGCATCAATAGGAGCTTTTGAAGTATCCTGATATTTAAGCCCTGAACCAAGTACTAAAGGACTACCTGCATTCTCAGCTCCAGCATAGTGAGCTGAATATTTACTTCTTATTTCTTCTCTATCTTCCTTATCTACTGCACCTTCTGTTTGAAGGATTCCCCCTGGCTTTCCTAAATTATTCGCCAAGCTCCAGTTCCATTTCCAAGCCTTGAATAAATAAGCACCAAATATTGCTAATGCATTCTGTTTGCTCCTTCCTTGTCCTATTCCATTTCCACTAACTCCATCAATTATGTTGTCATAGTTTGGAGAACTAAGCCACATATAGTTTTTTAATTCATCCCCAGTTATTATTTTAGCTGGATTATGGATTCTTATTTCCCTTATCCTTCTACCTTCAAAATACACTGTAAAATTATTTGGTGAGTGTATATATAAATCAGGAGCAAGTGAGGGCAATCCTTTTATAAGCTCTAATAAAACTCCATTATTTGAACCTTCTAACCAAACTATTAAATAATCTATGAAATCTTGGAATGATGTATTAGGATTAATCATTTTAAATAAATTATTCAAAATATGATTATCCACTTTTTTCTTCCCATCTTTTTTTCCTGTATAAATACCCATTTCAATGTTTTGGCAAGCTTTTATTTTTTTCTTAATTGGTAACATGAAACCAGGTTGTTCCCATATTGTTGATATATATTCAGCTGCTTCAAAGTTTTTCCCATCTCCAGTCATTACTGAACAATCTTTGAAAAACCAATTTCTAAAAATTTCTTTAATACTCATATACCCACTTCCCTTTTTTCATATCATTAGAAAATGCGTATCTTGTTGCATCTATCGTATGATTGTTTGAATCACACAAACGAGGTAAAGGATTCCCTTCACGGTCAGTGTCGTAATCAATCATTTCAAATTCTCTTGATATGTTTGGAGTTCTTTTTGGATCTATCACTATAGCTTCCAAATCAGAAAGCCATTTTTCACCATATTCAACACTTCCAGCACCTTTTTTTGCACCCCATGCACTTATATCATATTCCTTCAATTCATCTATAGATTTAGGCTCAGCACTATCACACATAACCAACTCATCATAACCTTTTGAAAGAATATAGTTTGCTAGATTTCTATTTTTTAAACCTACTCCATAATACTCATCTAGTGCATAAATAATACCTTTCTTTTTATCATATCCCCATCTTACAAAAGCTAGTGGATCAACTCCATAACCCCAGTCAACTCCATTTCTAAATTTTTCAAGTCCTGCAATCTCTGAAGCTTCTATTTCTCTTATTTCTAAATTAGGAAATGGAACAAGTCCATTGCCTATTGGTTCACCCATATACACAAGTTTATACTTTGTTTCATCTTTTGCCTTAACTGCTTCAGCTTCTTTTATAAACTCTTCAGATATATGAGGATTATCTAAGTATACTGAATGATGTACAAATACATTATTTTCTATAAAAGAATAGTTATACTTTTTGTTTACCCAGTTATGCTTCATTTTAGGAGGGTTGTATGAAAAGAAGCCTTTATATATAAGCCCTTTTTCTAACTTACCTCTAAATATTGAATTTAAAACTGTTTCAACTTCATCTTCATTCTTAAACTCTGCAAGTTCTTCAAACCAGTAGCGAGCAATAGGAAATTGAGCCTCTTTTATAGATTTACTTTTTTGTGGGTCATCTACTCCCATAAATATAAATTTATTACCTCTTTCTTTGTAGATAATTTCGAGTGGACTAAGTTTATATTCAAAATATTCCTCTACTCCTAAAAATTTAATAGCCCATTTAATTTGTTCATACACTGATTTTCTAAGATTTTCTCCTACTTTTCTAAAGCAAATCGTGTTGACTGGATACTGCATTAAGTCAATAACTAAAATTAAGGCTATATTTGTAGATTTAGCAGAACCTCTTCCCCCCTTACAAATTAAACGAGTGTATTTATTAGTTTTCCAAGCTGAATAAAGCGAATGAAATTTAGGGGTTAATAAATCAGATATCTTGAGTTCTTTTCTTTTCTTTGATGTCATCAACTATCAACACCCCTCTTTCTTCTTCAACTTCTTTTTTAGCTTGTTCTTTTTTCTTTTCACTTCTTGCTGTTACTTTTTCTACAACACTTGCAACTTTAACTAAAGCATCTGCTGTTTTTGGATCTTTGAATTGCTCAGGATTTTTAGAAATTTCTATTAATATTTTTTTATGTGTTTCATCTAGTAAATCAACCACATCATCTAAAGTCATTCCTGCTAATTTCCTAGCCTCTTCAAATTCTTCCTTATTTTCTTTTATCCAACGATAGATAGTGCCTAATGATTTTTTTAGAGCACTAGCTATTTCTTTTGCTGTTTTTCCTTGTGCATATAGCTTTTTAGCTTTTAATAACTCTAAATCCATAAAGCACCTCCATATTTTTATTTTATTAAGCAGAAATACTCAGCTTTTTCTGCTAGTTTTCCAAATGTTACCCTTTTATATTCCTTTACAATAAATTCACATTCAAAATTATTTTTTAATAACCTTGATAAATTATTATTTACACTTCCAAAAACAAGAAACACATTATTTTTATTTTGATTTCTTTTTATAAATTCAATCAATCTATTGTCATCTTTAACTGACCAATGAATTCCTTTATCACTAGCATAGTTATAACCAATGAATTGTTCTTCTTCTTTATTTATTTTTTGGATGTATGGAGGATCTAAAAATATAAAGCTATCTTTAAATTCCATGTTTTCATCGAATAAATTATTTGTAATTTCAATTGTTTTCAATGATTTTAGATAAATTTCTAAAGTTTCTAGTTTTTGAGGAGAGTAAAAAGAATTTGATAAACTTGTACTACATCCTCCAAAAGCCATCAAAATCTTTAAAACCATCTTTTCATTATCGTTAAAAATTTCATGATTTTTTTTATTTTTTAATCTTTTCCCACAGCATGGACAGCATTCAGAAAAGATATTTTTAAATATTCTATTTTCCTCTTCAAATTTATCTTTGTTATTACTGTATATATCTCTAGCATTTTCTCTCAAATCATGCTTAATATATTCAAGCCCCTTTTTATAGACTTCTAAAGCATTTTCTTTTAAAAGACATTCAATCTTTTCATCTTTAACATTAGCTAAAACTTTTAAATTATCAAACTCATTCTTGAAGCTTAATGGAATCTCCATAGCTCCAGCAAATAAATCAATAAAATTCGCTCTATAATTTTTTTCAAAAATTTCCTTAATTTCTTTATAGAATCTCCCTTTGCTCCCAAAATATGCGAATGGAGGTTTTATTCTTGCCATTTTTACTACTCCTTTTTATTTTTCTTTCTACATTCCTTATAACTTCTTTAGTCAGCAAATGTTATAAAATTTGCAAAGATTATAAAAATTGTAAAAATAAAAAAAGCACACCATTTGATGTGCTTTTTAATAGTTATTTAATTTTTCTTTAAGTATTCAATTAATGCCTTTTCTATTATATTTGTCAATTTTTCATTTGGATATTTTGACTCTATCTCTTTGAAAAGCTTGGGATCAATTCTAAAAGTTTTATTAAGTTTCTTTTTATTTGCATCTAGTTTTTTTCTCCCAGCTCCTTCTCTTGCTCCACCTGATGCCATAATTCTCTCCTTTTATTTTTTTAATTTAATCCATCTAATTAAATTATAAATACATAATACTAATATGATTATAGCCAATACTAAATTTTTAAAATAAAAATTTAGTAATATAAGTGCTGATACTATTATTGATAATGTTAAAATTGAAATATTTTTCATTGATTCAATGAGTAAAAACTGATATAATATATAAGCAGGGAGGGTTGTTATCCCTCAACTGCTTAGCTATTACTCTATGATTATCTTTATTAGCTCAATAACAACGACCAGAAGTTCGAGTATTAAGATTATCATTTGTAGTAGCTCTTTTTTATTTAATTTTTTCCCTCCTTTCTTTAGCTTTTTCTGCTTTTTACTCATCTTTTCACCTCCTTATGTATTTATTATATCATATCTTTTTGATTTTTGCAAGCGTTTTTTCAAAAATATATATTTTTTTTGAAGTTTTTTTTGCTCCCTTTGAAAATAAAAAAAGAGTATTTGAACTCTTTTAGAATAGGCTATATTGTAAATCTTTTTTTATTTGGAGAGAACTTTTATATGTGCTTTCTTTTTCTAATAGCTCTAAACTTTCCAAATCAATCTGCCATGTATATCTTTTTGAAGTTTTTATGCATCTATAACCCAATGTGCCTGTTTTACAATAATTGTATATTGTCCCTATTGAAACATTTAATCTGTTTGAAGCCTGAGCCACAGTTATATATTTTTTAGCCATATTTATCCCTCCTTCTAGTTTAATATACCATAAGAGCTATTTTTTGTAAATATAAATAAGAGAGGTTAAACCTCTCTTATTTTTCTTTTAATTTTCTTAAATGCTTTATTTTTTATATTATATATATATTGTCTTGTTATTCCCAGTTTTTTAGCTACTTCCTCTCCATTATATCCTTCAATAAACAAGAGTTTTAATACTTCTTTTTCTCTGCTATTACAGCAAGAAATAATATTTTCTATAAAGACTTTACTTTCTGTTGCTTTCAAATCTACACTATTGTCTTCTATTTGAAAATTTTCTATTTCTGAAAATTGTAATCGTTCTCGTTCACCTTTTTTTATTCCTTCAATCACATATTGTGGAACTCTATATCTCTCTTTATCAACAAATTTTCTAATTTTTGATTCAACATTATAATAAAGATATGTTAAGAATTTTATATTAAATCTTTCATCAAAATTCTTTATTGCTTGATATACTCCTAAAATCCCTTCTTGGAATCCATCATCAGTTCCACCCCATTTATTATTTATTTTTCTAACTGCATTCAAATACTTTTCAATAAGAGTTTCAGTAGCTTCATTGTCTCCCGCCTTGGCTTTTCTTATTAGCTCCAAAATTTCAGTACTTTCCATTTTATCACCTTATAATTATAGTGCTAATTTACTCCTTACTATCTTTTCCTCAGCTACTTTTATAACATTTCTAAGTTCTTGTTGTTCTCCAATTATTTCAAGTTGTCTACTTTCAATTCCTGCTTTTCTGTCTTGTAATTTTTTTAATTTAGAATTTAAAAGTTCTATCTCTGCTTGAATTAATTCTTTTTCTTGCTTTAAATTATCCCTCTCTTTGAAGTAATTATCTTCAAAATTATCCTCAGCAATTTTAGCTCTTTTTAAGTTTTCTAGTAAAATATCTAAAATTGCCTTGTTCCCTTCAGCATCTAAGTCATAATTTATAGGATAACAAGTAACTAAATTTGATTCTACAATTACATAAGTCATCATTTTTTCTTTATTTATATAGAATTCAGCTTTTTTATGTTTATCATAAGAAGCAGTACAGATATATTCTAGTCTTCCTAATTCAAATTTTAAATTTGTTTCTAATTCTTGAATTTTTTCTTCATTTGCTTTTTTCCAGATATCCCAAGTTCTATCACTTACAATATTTGCATTATGTGCTCTTGAAGCATATCTCATAAGTGCATGTTTTGTTATATTAATTTCTTTCATTATCTCACTCTCCAAATTTTAAACAAGTAAAATAAGCAACATTTTTAACTGCAACTAACATTTTCCAACCTTGACATTTACGATATTTAAATCTTTTTAAAGATTTTACTTTTCCTGTTATTTTACCTCTCATTAATTGTTTTACTACTATATTTTCCCCTAAATTAAGAGGTTTTTCATGTGTAAACATTGGTAATTCTCTATTATCAAAACTAATATATGTCAATTTACAAGGTAAAATTGTTATGTAATTATTTAGCATTCTTTTTCTAAACTTTTTAGTATTTTTTTTATTCATTACTTCCTCCAATTTTGTTTCTTTTCTCCTGCCATTCAAGTATCTCTTCCAGAACATAAATTAATTTACTACACTCTTTTACTGTCATATTATCCATTGTTTTATCTTTTCCAAGATAATGTTCAATAAATTCTTTTTTATCTTTTTCTTTATAAACTTTGCTATACAGTGAATTTAACTTGTTTTTTTGCTTCTCTGTTGCATAGTCATTAATTAATCTATCTAAGATTTTTATAAGAATCTCAGCTTGGTTATAGCTGAGATCCTTACTAGAATTTTTATTAAATTTACTTTTTAAAAGTAGTCTATAATCTTCATCTTTTAAGCCTGCTTTATGCTTTAAAGTATGAATATATTTAATTTGATGTTTCTTTATTTCCTTCATTTTTCTCCTCCATTACTGTAGTCATAGAAAGAGGAATATTGACTTTGTTCCCATTTTCATCTTTATAGTATGCTTCAATAAATGTCTTAGACTTCTGAGGTTTCCAAGCTTCTTTTATTATTTGAACTCCTTCAATTAGTTCAGGATCATCTATATTTCCAGCTATTTTTTCTAGTTCCATAACTCTTGAAGCCTTCAAGTTACCGTTTTTATCTTTCTTTAATAGCAAATTTACTATTTCAAGTAAATGACTATTTTCATCCTGAACCGATTTATAAATATAGCTTTTAACCTTCTCTATGCCTGAATGAACTGTATCATCAAAACTGTCAAGCATTCTATAACCTAATGTTATAGATATTTTCCCATCAGTAGTTGTAAATGTGTGAGATTGTTGATTCTCTTTTACTCCATATAATTCAGCTTTTAATTCTGTTATACTTTTAAAGTCATCAAATACTTCTTTCTTAGTCATTGCAATTTGTGCTGAAACTTCCTTCACTTTCTTTATTGAACTCATTACTGTTTCATCAACAAGCTTTTTATAAGCTTCTATTTTTTCTTTTCTTTTAGCTTCTTTACTTTTTTCTTCCTCTAAAAATTGTTTTCTTAGTACCTCTTTTTCCTCAAGTGTTAGATTTTTAATGTCCATAATTACCTCCTTCTTTTTTGTCTTCTAAAACCCATAATAATGCTTCTTTATACTTTATTAAAGGATATAATGTAAAACTAGATCCTTTATTTTTTTCAATTTCTTTATTTACTCTTTCTAATTCATTTAAAATTTGTTTTTTAGTCTTAATATTCAAACCTCCATAAATTTTCCAAATTAATTAAAATTTTATAACCTGTCAATATATCCACCTATTTAAATTCTTGTAGTTTTTCTTCTAGTAGTCTTTTTCTTTCCTTAAAGAAATTAAATGTAAATTGTCCACCTCTTGTCTTATCATTTTTGTAAAGCTCTATACATTTATTGATCTCTTTAATTTTTTGCTCAATTTCTTCTTTTAATTGCTTGTGATTAAAGTAAATCCCTGTGTCTTCATTTGTTCCTATAGGTTCAGAATCAACAGTAAAATAAGTTAAAGTCTGTTCTTTAACACAGTCTTTGCAATAGAACTCTCCAAGACAAGCTTCATAAAATTTCTCTCCATCTTCTATCTCAGCTCCACAATTTTCACAATAAATTTTTATACTCATATTGTTTTAATTCCTCCAATCTTACAAACTCTTCATAGCCTGTTAATACATCCTCCAATACTGCATAAACTCCATTATTATATTTGTATAAGTAAACTATTCCATCAATTATATATAAATCTTTGAATTCCATATTTAATCCTTTAATCTTTTAAAGTCAATAATCTCAAATTCTACATCTGTTGTTTTAAATTGATTTTTTAAGTTTTTAATCTGTTTTTCTTTAAAAACTTTTAATTGACTGCTATTCATCTCTGAATCAAAATCAAATGCCCAACCTCCAACAGATCCAACTCCATTTACAGAATAGAAGCAACTAACCCAGTATCTATATTTTTTATTTCTGTTAAAAAAAACTTTTTTATGTCTACAGTCATAACCTATATTAAAACCAGCTATTAATAAAGCTATTGATAACCATATTAAAGTCCATGTACTCATAATACCTCCTTATCAAATCTTACACTTAAATAACTCTTTTTTTCTTTTTTATCATTGATAACTTCAATTTGACTAATCTTAGAATTTACATTTAATATTTTATATTTTTTACCTTCGGTAAGTTCTCCATCTTCTGCAACAATACAGTTCACAATTTCACCTTTTTCTAACTTCCACATTTAGTCCTCCTTGTTTATTAGCAGCAATTAATATAGAAGCTACAACAATTGCTAGTATTTTTCTCATGATGTTCTCTCCTTTAAGTTAGTAATTCCATTTAACACAATTCAAATCAACACTAATTTTTTGAAAGTTTTTTGTTTATTTGAACTATAATTTTTTTTATTTCTTCTGTGATTTTTACATAATTTTCTCTAGCTTTTGAATTCCCTTTGTTAGCTGCTTGAATGTAGTTCTTTCTTTTTACTGAAAGAGCAGCTAGTTCATTTAATTCCTTATCAATTTTTAAAGCATCTTTTCCATATTCTTGTTTTAAAATTTTTTTAGCTTCTTCTGTTAATACCTTGTCTTTCATAGTTCCTCCTTATAATGCTAAAGTTGATAATGCAGCATCTATATATTTCTTTTCAATTTTTAATGAGTTGTTTTGTAAAGCTATTTCAGAACTTGAAGTCAAAACATTTGCTAAGTTTCTTGCTGAACCTCTTACAGCTATATTTATGTAGCTGATTAATGTTTGAAGCTCAGTTTCTTTATATAGTTCTATTTCATTTTTTAAAAATTCTTTTACAATATTTGAAACATCATCTATTGCTAAATCTTTTAATGATATATTTACAACAGCTCTTGAATACAAGTATTCATATTCTTTTTTTCTTGATAAAATTTTACTTTTTAAAACTTCAGTTCCTGCAATAACTACACCAACTCCCGTCTGGTCCGCTATGCTTCTTACAATATCAATTACATTTGCTTTTAAATGTTCACCTTCGTCAATTATGATAATAGTTTCTGTTAGTTTTATAGCATCTTTTATTCTATCTTTTAGAGTTTCAGAACTTCCAGATGTATCAAGTTTTAATTCTTTTGCTATTTTCTTTATAAGTCCAACACTAGATATTCCGTTTTCTGCTGTTATTAAAACTCCCCTACCACCATAAGTTTTTAACCATTCTTGTAAAGCATGAGTTTTTCCTAATCCTGCCCTTCCGTATATATAACCTATCTTAGAACTTTCTATAATCCCTTCAGTTATATTAGAAGATACATATTTCTTAATGGTGTTCAACACATGAAAAACTCTCTTTTTAGTTTCTGTATTTACTGAAAAATTTATTCTTTTTATTTTTCTTTTATGTCTATCTAAAAAGTCACTTACTTTTTCAGAAAATGCTTCATTATCTCCTGAGTATGTTCCTTTTCTCCATTCGCTTAATGTGCTCGCTCCTACCCCCATAGCTTTTGCTATTTTTGTAAAGCTCATGTTATTATCTTCTGAAAATATTTCTAATCTAGTTCTTAAATCGTCCATGATTCCTCCTAATCTTCTAAGTATATTCCTTCACCTATAAGTATTCTTTCTTTTTCATTCTTTTTCTTGTTTTCTATAGCCTTAGTGTCTTCAACTATTGTTGCATCAATTAAATCTAAATCATCTCTTATGTCTTCTCTTATTCCCATAATCTCTTTACTTAACTTACTAATTTTTTGAAGTCTTTTCTTATGTGTTTTAATAGCTGTAACATCTTTCCAACCAGCAAGTCCTAATTGCTCAGCTTTACATAAAAATTCCCCTGTTTCCTGATAAACAAAGATATAACTTAAATCATGAGGATCGTACTTAATCTTACATTTCTCAGTTTGGTGATAATATAGGTATTCATTTACATAAGTATTTCCCATAAATTCAATACCATTTTGTTTTATAGTTCTTATTTCTTCATATAAGAACAGTAATCTAAGCTCTTGATCTGATAGCATTTTTCTATTTGCAAGTGGATTTTCTTCCTGGAACACTTCAAGTGGTGTTCTATTATTCATTCCTCTACCTCTGTGAGCTTTTAGTCCTGCTGCTCTTCTTAAAGCATAATAATTATGATTTTTAGTTTCTATGAACTTTTCTATCAGCTCTTCAAGCTCCCATTGTTCTAAAATTTCTCCTTTATCTAATTTTTGCATTGCGAAACTTCTAAGATGTTCAGGTCTTTCTATAATATTTCCACCTTTATAAGTTGCAAATTGCTTTGTAAAGCTTTCTTTAAAATCAACGAACCATCTTTCTATGTGCTTTGCTTGAGCATTGTATGCTCTTGCATGATCTACATTTATTCCTAAACTTGCATATATTCCATCTAGTTCATCAGTTCCTTTCAAAACTTTAGATTTATATGCCTTCCCGTTGTCAGTGTATAAATGTTGAGGTACTCCATACTTTTCAATCCCTCTTTTTAAAGCTATAGCTATAGCTTCAGTCGTTTCCCCCCATGCCAGACTCCAACCAACTATAAATCTACTTTTTACATCTATCCAAACGATTAGTTTTGGAGAACCAAAGTATCTATCACCATTTGATTTTTTCTTATCACCTTGATAACACATCATTTCCAAATCATGTCCATCTGACATCCAAACTTCTCCAGCTTTGATGTCTTCATAGCTTCTCTCGATAAATGGTGTGTAAGTGTCTTTAAATTCTTTGTTCCCCATTCTTGCCTTATCTTTTTCAATAAGATTTATATCTTTATTAAGATAATTTCTTAAAGTACCATAACTAATTGCTTTTACTCCATACATTGCAACAACTCGTTCAAATACAAATGAAATTTTTGGTTTATTTTTGCTAAAATATAGCATCTTAGCAAATTCTAAAACTTCTTTTTCTACTCTTCTTATTCCTTTAGTTGTTCCATGTCCTGAAGCTAAAGCCAAAGGATTATGCTTATTTTTTAGATATATTCCCCACCATCTACGAAGTGTAGGAACTGTCAACTTCTTTAAAATCTCCATTTGTTGTGGATAATTCTTATTTGCATCATTTACAAATTTTTTTATTATTTCTTCCTTACTATCTCCACCTTCCTCATATTTTTCTTCTAACTTCATACAAATGATAAATCTTGCATTTGCAACTCCTTGATTCCACCCAGGGAGTTCATCAATTGCTGTTGCCTCTTTTTTTACAACAGTTCTAGTTGCTACCTTCTTTTCTTTTTCTTCTTTAACTTCTACTAATGATGATATATAAGCATCAATTTCAGAAGCCTTATAAACATTCTTATAAACTTTCCCAATTTTTTTCTTTTCAACAGTCCAACCTTGTAGCTGTGCAAATCTTAAAGCTTGAGTTCTAGTTTTTTCAAAGAGTCTTTGTAAATCTTCTAATAAATATTCTTTTGTCATAAAAGCTCCTTTCTAAAAGATCCTTACATTCAAAGCCCTTTCAATTCCCTTTTCAGTCTCTAGATCTCTTTCTGCATTAAGCCCTCTTAATGCTCTATATACCTTCTTTTCATCTAATCTTTCATTTTTACAAAAATCTTTCAATGTCAAATCTCTTTGTAACAGTGACTTTTGAAATGTTTTTACTCTTTTATCTCTATTCTTTACATAAGCTGGAACTTTATCACATAATGCTAGTACCTCAGCTTCTCTTTCTTCTAATTCACCATTTAAAAGCTTTTTGAATTCATATTGTGTAAGATTAAGTTCCTGCATTACTTTTTGTAGACTTATCTCAGCATCAATTAAATTCTTTTTTATTTCTGTTATTCTAATTAATTTTTCTCTATATTGCTCTACCTTCTGTTCTATACACATTTTCAAGCTCCTTTTCTATCTTTAAAATCATCTTTTTATATGTATCTGGATGCTTTCTTAAGTGTTCAAGCATTCCTTTTAAAAAATTTATTCTTTTCATTTTTACTCCTTTTTGATATAATCAAAGTGTTGTTTTTTTATTTGGGACACCATAGCTTTGCCGAGCATGATGTCCTTTTTTTAATAATTAAAATATTGATAACCTACTCTCTTATAATATTGTCTTAAACTGTACACATTTTTTAATCTTAAATATTCAACTGCCTCCTCTTCTTTTCCTGGTTTTATATATAGTTCTAAAGCTATTGAATGTTTCATATCGTCAAGACTACATACTCTTCCTAAATATTTCTTTGTATTTAATTTGTTGCTTTTCCATAAAGTAGTTAGCTCAAAAGGAAAAATTTCATTTTCAAGCTCATGCTTTTCAGCATATTGCAATAGATTTTTTATTAGATCCTTACTTACTCTCCTTCCTAATATTGTTGAAACTGGATAGTCAATGTCTTCAACCTTTATTTCCACAATTTCTTTGAAAAATAAACCTAATTCTTTAAGAACTAAGTACATAAGTCTTTCCCTTTCAGGTACTGAAGCTACCAATATATTAAACTGCTCTATTGTTATAAAGTCTTTTCTTTTAAAGACTCTTTTATACTTTCTAATATTTTCAGTTATATTTAAGCCTAGTATTTCTTCAAAGAAAAACTCCAAAGCATTAAGTTCTACAAGTATAGTATTTACCGATAATTCCATTAATTTATTATCTAAAAATCTTGTTACATCTTCTTTTTTTACATCTATCACATCCTTATTAGTTACTTCTAAGAATTCTTTTACTATTCTTTTGTATGTTCTTCGAGTTGAAATTGAATAGTCTCTGTAGTTCATTTCTGATTCAAGACTTAATAAATCAAAATAAAATTTATTGTTTTCCTCCATCTTCATCTCCATACACTTCATCACTTAGTTCATTAACAGCATCAACAATTTCATCCATCTTACTTTTTATTAGTTTTATATCTTCTTGCATCACTCCAATCATTTCAAAATATGTTTTTGCTTTTTCAAAAAATTCAAATATGTTTGCTATTTCATCATCTCTCTGAGTTACTAATTCCAACATTTGATCTATTTTTGGTTCTATCTTTGTTTGTAGTGCTGGAACTCCTTGATTTAAAGCTATTTGATTATTTTTAATTCTTGTTATCATTTCTTTTGAAAATGCTTTTATAAATTTTCTGAACTCTTTAGCTCTATCTGTATTTGCTAAATAAGAAATCTCAAAGATCCCATCTTGATTAAATACTCTTTTATCTCTTTTCTTTAACACTCCTCCTTCATTGCTTAAAACTTTCTTTATTTTTGAAAACTCTGGACTTTGTAACTCTGGATTTCTTAAAATAATACTTTTAAAACTATCTTTATCTTTAAATCCTAATGCTTTTGCTAATTCGTCCATATCCATTTCAATTTCATGATTATTGTTTACCGTCACTTGAAGCTCTGTATTTTCAAATACTATTAAATTATTTTTATCGTTCATCTCCTCCACCTTTTATTTGATTTTTAACCTCTTAAAAGCTATAATTTATTTAAAAACTTTGGAGGTACATTTCTATGAAACCTTATGAAACAGCCAAATTACTAAAAATATATTTAAAAGAAAATAATAAAACTGAAATAAAATTTTTCTTTGAAACTCCATTTGATTCTATAGAACATCAAGAAAACCTTAAATATCTAGTTAGTATTAAAGTCTTATCAACAGACAGTAAATTTAGCTATTTCAAGCCAACTAATTATTATAATTTTTATTTATTTTTTCATATATCACCTTACCAATTATTAAATTTTTATAAATTTATCAAAGATTTAATCTAAAATTTTAAATAATGGACTAATGAATAAATTATCTAGTTTTCTAGCATTATCTAACTCTTTTAGCTCATTAGCAGTTATTATTTTAAAGTCTATACTTCCATAAGCTCTCACTAAATAACAAAGTTCTATATTGGGAGCTTGTTCTTTTATTGCTATTTGTAAATCAAGCCAGTTAAAATCTGTTATAACTTCTTCTATTGGTATATATTCCCCCTTTTTAAATTTGCTTAATCTTTTAAAGTCTATTTTTAGTTCCTTTGTTTCTTCTATAAGCTCCTCCTTATCTTTATAAAAAAATACTTTTCCTATAATTACTATTATTACTATGTATAAAAATAAGAATATTCCAATTAATTCAAAAATAGTTATTATAAATTTTATAATCATCTTAATCTTATCCTTTTTTTATTATTATCATTTAATGCAAAAATCATTCTATAAGCATTCCCCCTTAATTTAATATAGTGTTTCAATTTCCAATGTCCTGCGTACTTCTGTCCCCCCTTTTCTTTTTTTTATATTTTTT